TACATTGGAGGAATTGTTTTAGATCTTTTAACATTTTAAATGCCGATTTATTCGTTTATTTACATATTATTTAATAATATGTAATAATATAATGTTACTTGAAATTTTGTCCACTGTAGCATTAAATAAAATAGGTGTTGAAATTGGCGGTCCTTCAAATACAGGACAATATTTGTATAAAAATGCTACAAATATTGATAATATAATTTTTTCAAAAAATACTATTTGGAGTAGTAATAATACAGACGAATATAATTATTACCATAACAAAAAGGGTAAAGTTATAATTAATGATGCTGTAAATATTACACTTGTTCAAAATGAGTATTACGATTTTTGTTTTTCTTCTCATTCTTTAGAACATATAGCAAATCCATTAAAGGCAATAAGTGAGTGGTTAAGAATAATAAAAAAGGGTGGATATATAATTATTGTTGTTCCTGAAAAATCTTGCTGTTTTGACCATAAACGAAATTATTCAAAGTTTTCAACATTGTTGTCGCAATACGAAAAAAATGTGAACGAAGATGATTTATCTACACTCCCAGAAATATTATTAAATCACGATTTAAGTTTGGACTCTGCTGCAGGTGACTTAGAGAACTTTACAAAAAGAAGTTTAGATAATTTTAATAATAGATGTCTTCATCATTATGTTTATAATGACGAATTATTAATGGAAATTTGTAATTATTTTGAATCTAAATTTATATATAAAGAAACACGGGGTATTAATAGATGGTTTATAATGCAAAAAATTGGCATTTAAAATGTTAAAAGGTGTAATTGTACAAGGACTTATAAAAATGAAAAAATTTAATTTATTTTTCATTTTTATAATTTTCCATGTATATATTTATTTACATTACATTACACCACATTTAATAGCTGCCGAAGAAACTCATGCGAGCCTTGCGGCGGCGGTACGCACGGCGGGCAGCGATGGCCGACTTGGTCATCTTTAGGCGACGGCCACCACGACGAGCCTTGCGACCCTTGCGAACTTTACGACCACCGCGACGCATTTTCATCATCTTACGAGCAGATAGATACACCTTGCCGGAACGCGAACGGTAATATAGCGCGCCGTTCTTGCCCCTGTAAACCTTGCGCTTACGCCCCTTTACTACAACCGATTTACGGGTCGATCTGCCACCTTTGCGGGGGCGACCTACACGGCGCTTGCCAAAATACATATCATCATATTCACCATCGCCGTACATTATCTTATTTAAATATAACAAAAGAAAATAATTTTTTTTTAATTAAATTAAAAAATAAATTAAATTAAAATTTTAAAAAATTTAGATATTACATTTTCTTTAAAATTGTTATCGTCTAGAAACTTTAATAACTCTTTTTTATTGGACGGAATAATAGCAAATTTTTCTGGGATTTCGTAATCGAATTCCTTAAATATTTTTCTAGCAATTTCAAAGTTGAAATTTTCAGGTTTTGACCCAAGTTTTTCAATGTAATTTTCTATAGTAGTGTTTTGTTTTATAATATTTAATGCAGAAACCGGTCCAATACTAGGAATTGTATCTGAATAGTCGCACCCTGATAGAATGCAAAAATCCACAAACATGTCCATAGTCATTCCTAAATTTTTAATAACCATAGTTGTGTCAATTTCAACTATTTTATTTATAGAAGTTTTCAATATTTTAGTGCAACCAAATGTAAGAGCATCGGTGTCGTCAGTTACTGTGTAATCCACTAACCCATTTTTTTGTAAAAAGGCGCAATATTTTTCAGCATCTTCGGGTGCAGTACAATAAGGAATTCCAGATTTTTCTAAAAGTTCTTTGCATTCTGTTATGTGAGATTTTTTAATTCTGACTATTTGAGATGACAATCTTTCTATTTCTTCATTTATAACCGTTTTATCTTCCGGAGTCTCTGCATCACCTTCTAAATTTTTTAATTCTTCAATTTTTACATAAAGTTTTTCCTTGCTGTCATGTCTTTTTTGTATAGTATTTTTTTTTGCGTCAGGCGGATTTCCGTCAAATACGAAAACAGGAAGAATTCCGTTTGACATGTAATATTTAATACGGTTAACTATTCCAACTAAATGTGAATTTTCAACTTTTGAAGCATATTTAAATTTATAAAGAAGAATACTACAATCCACTGCAAAAACCGAACCAGAGTATTTTTTAATGTCCGTTACAACTTCGGCATCTTGAGAATATCTCTTGATGATATTGTTAAGGCCGCGGATGCCCATTCTGTTACTTATTGTATAAAATAATCTTTTAAATCTTATTTTTTTTAGCAATTACTTAAAAATCTTTAATACTATATCCTACAATTACTATATCGTTATTGAATTTAGAAACGTTTTCACATTTAGATTTAGACGCGTTTTCACATTTAGATTTGGACACGTTTTCACATTTATTGTCTTTTGTAACATTTGTGTCTTTAATACTGTATTCGGATAATATTATATCTTGTTCATAATTCACATTCTCCGATTTAGATTTACATTTACACATCGATTTACACATCGATTTACACTTTTCAAAATTTTCATCTGTTAGGTCTAATATCACTTTTGGTACTGGAAATTTAGGATGAGTTTTTATGTTGTTAAGTCTATAAAATTCAATTTCTTTCCAAAAATCTTCCAATTTTTTCAAATTTTCAGTTAACCAATTTTCATCTCTATTAACTCTAACTATGTTAATTTCATTTGGTGGTCTATATTCTATAAAATCGGCAAGTTCTAAATCACATATAAACATGTTCAATTGAACTTGGGGAAAATAATAATCAGGAATTTCGCCGTGTTTTATAACGCGTCTGTAAGGACATTTAACTTCTAACAAAATTGGTTTAGCATTGGTATCTGAAGACAAAGCAATTCCGTCTGGAGAACCTGCTAACCAATAATAATCCTTGTTGTTATAAACGTCTTCATGTGCTATAAGACCAAAATTATAGTTGGTTTGTCCTGTAATTTTACAATATTTTTCAATTGCTTCGTTTTCATACTTCTGACCATGCAAAGTTGCGACATTTCCTATAAATGGATTTAAATCATGCCCACATTTTTTAAAAAGAACTTCGTGTGCTTTTTGATATGGATTGATTCCTAAAGCAGTTGCTGCATCGGAACTAGTTAATTTATTTTCTCGCTGTTTGAACCACTCTGGAGATCTTTGTTCGTATTGGGGTATTTTAAGTAGTTTCTCTATTTTTTCCATAAATTACATATTTTTATATATTAAAAAGTTTTAAATCATATTATTTAATTTTTTTAACTGAAACAGTTGGTGTATTTTTTTTCTTCATTTGTTTTTTGTCGTATTCGGGCACCTCTTTTGCTTTTTTTTCGTCGTAATTTTTTTTACAAAATTTCCATAGTTCTTTTGTTCCTATTTTGAAATCTCTACTTGGTTTTGCCCTATACCAAAATACACAATCTTTAATGTCGTTACTTTTTGATGTGTTGTCTAGAACTAGACAATCATATCCTTCTGTGCAACTATTTAGAACATCTTGAAAAACGCTGAAATGTGGAAAAATGCCAAAAAAATTTTTATATATTTTCTCTTGATTTTGAATGATATTTTCTCTGAGAATAAATACATAATCTATATTAGATCTCAAATCTGGAGGTAAATCCATACAATATTGCATAGTTAACATAAAAGATATTCGCCAATGCCGTCCGTTCATAAATATTCCTCTAATATTAACGTCTCTAATCATTCTTTTGTCGTACATGCAATCGTCTAAAAGAACAAATACGTCACCATCTGGCGTCTTAGTTTCGGAATTTATAACTTTTTTTTGTCGTGTTATAACTTGTTGAATTATTTCTGGTTTATATTCGGAATGAATTAATATTTCCGGAATAAATTTTGAATAATATGCGTTACCATCCTCGGTTGCAGATATTGCAACCCCTGCCTTGATGCGACGCATGTAGTATAATATATCGGCAACTAGCGTACTTTTTCCAGTGCCACGTTTTCCTATAAATACGATTGTGGGTGGTCCGGCACCTTTAGTTCTTCTATTTTCAATACTTCTAGGTTTAAATTTTGATAAACTGATAGACATTATTAAATTAATAATATTTTTAAAAAGAAATTGCTCCACGAAATTTATTCATTATTAATAGATGAACCAAAAAAGTTTGAAGTTAAAAGATTATCAGGTTCTAGAGTGTAATATGAAATTAATATGCTAATCAGTATTCCTGAAACCCCAGAACCAAAAATTATACTTTGTTTGTATTTTTCTTCTTGGTCTAATTTGGTTAATAAAAAGTAAATCACCACGCTCGAAAATGCAATTATTATAAGATGGGTCAAATCTAATGTATAAAAATCTAATAGAGTCATATTTGTTAAAATGTAATATATAAAATAAAGAACCAAATTAAACTAAATAATTAAATTTAAATACATTTATAAATTATAAATAAATGGGCGTAACTATTAACGACCTCAAAACATTTTATGATATATTTAATCTAAATCACGGAGAAACGACCGTATTTTTTAAATTTGGCACAGACTGGTGTATTCCTTGCACCGAACTTGATAAAATTTTGGTAACTATTCCAAATTCAGTTATTTATTATATTTCTGTTGACAACGTAAATTTTGAGTCCTATTTGATAGAAAATCACATTTACACAATTCCGCATACAATAATTAAATACGGAGAAAAAACTAAAAAAGCAATTGGCATAACTACAGTCACTCAAATTGAAAAATACATTGAAGAACTAAAAA